ACCGCGTCGGCAATGAACTCCCGTTGGAACTGGACATCATCGTTCAAGCCGATGACCTTGATCTCAATCTTGGTTCCTTTAGTCCAGGCCAAGATCTGAACACATTCGAACTTCACCTGATCTTCACGATAGGCTACGCCGAATGCATCTTCCAATTCCTTACGAACAAAGTAGTACTTGGCATCCTTATCACTGCCAAAGTTATCTTTGGCGTGTTTGATGGCGTCCAAGAGCTCAACGATATCGTGTTGCATGGTGTGTTCTCCTAAAGAACGGGGTAGGTAGTAGGTTGTACTCACTACTACAATGTATTGCCAAGATATTTTCGAATTGAAGCGATGCGGCATAAAGCCAGGGGCGAACCCCCGGCCGTATGTTACTGGAAGAGCGCGGTGTTCTTTGCGTTGATCTTCTCGATGTTGCTGTTGCATTCGGTTGTCTTCACTACCTGTCCCGTGTAGGCCTGGGTCATCATGACCAAACGCTCATCCACGCTACCCTTCAGGTATGCTTGAGGGGTCGGAGGCTTAGCGTACTCGCACTCCGGCGTAGGGGTGTAGTTCCAATGTGTGCACCCTGCGGTAGTCATAACGACCACCATCAGGATAATTACCAACAATACTCTCATGCGTTACTCCTTGCGGTAGGGCTTACAGATCTCCGCCTTATGATCAGTGGCGATGCAGTATGCCTTCCAGCTATTGCTTAAAGCCTGTGTACCGATCTGATCGGAAGTAGCACGGTCTTTAGCGGTTCCCTGTACTTTCACAGGCACGATCTTGTCCTTGTACTTGGTCACCTCAATGACTTCAGGGACAGCCTTCGGCCCTTCAATCTGGATAGGTGGCAGGTCATAGCGAGCCATGCACAACAGGTCAATGTTCGATTGATCAAGGTCAGCGAACTTCTCTTCCCGTTTTTGCTGGGTATCGTCTACCGACTTGACACGCAAGTCGAGACCTTCTGCCTTCTTCTTCCAATCAGCGGCAGCAGTCACAGCAGCATCCCGTTCGCTGTGTAGATCCAAGACGTAGTTACCGAATACAACCGCAGCAACGAGGCCTATGACGATCATAAGCGCTTTGACTGTGATTCCACCGACGAACGTCCTTAGCGCGGTTATAAAGCCCATGGCTATTTACCTGTAAGATGATTCATAGTAGACGGCATAAAAGGAGAGCCGAAGCCCTCCCTTTATGTTAACGACTTAGAACGCCATGGCTTGCAGCGGGTTCAGGTGCAGCAGAACCGACAGCGGCTGGGTAACCGAAGTGCTGTTGCGAGTAACCACAACGGACAGCTTGGTCAGACCACGGAACGCCTTGGTCTGGCTGCGCTTGTTCTCGTAACCGAGGACGGCTTTCAGGACGCTGGAGATGGTCACTTCGATGGCCAGACGCTTCTTCGACTTCTGCTGAGCAGTCACGTGCAGTTGACGGAAAGCAACGCCGCCTTTGCCGCTGAAGAAGTTGATGGTGTAGTCCGAACCCAACGGATTGGTCTGAGCCAGCACCACGTGGTCGGTTGGCTCGGCGCTGAGCACGGTGACTTCTTCACCGAGGTCGCTTGGACGAGCAGTGGCCACGGTTTCTTTCAGCTGATCGTCAGACTTCATGGTGCCGCTGAAACCGGCAGGCACTGCTCTGGAAACGGCAGCCTTGACTTCGGCTTTTGGCTTCGCCGCTGGTTTGGCAGCAGCGCGCTTTGGAGCAGGCTTGGCAATCGGGGTCGCAGGGATGGCGGTCTTCTTGATGCCGTCAGCAGCACCGATCTTGGCCACTGGCTTCTTCACAGCAGCAGGTTTGGCTGGAGCTTTCAGTGCAGGCTTCGCCGCTGGTGCTTTAACAGCAGGGACAGTTGGGGCTTTCTTCGCCACGGCGGGTTTCTTTACCGCTGGAGCCTTGATCGAAGCGGCTGGCTTTTTAGCAGCGGGCTTCTTGGCTGGAGCAGGTTTCTTCGCTGCTGGCTTGGCAGCGGCAGTGGTGGTAGCTTTCTTCGGCACAACGGCTTTCTTTGGAGCTGGCATGGAGTAATCCTTACTTCGTTATGGGAATGAAATGTTTCCCTCATATCTCGGATGAGGTGGTTAATTTTTAACCATGTCTCCAACGGTTACGACTGTAGTCAGCCTACCCATCTTGAGTTTGATCTCCAATGGCACCTCAGGATCACCTGCCTTGTCATTGAGGTCGAAGACGAAGTTCTGGACATCCATCTGCTCCAGATGCGTCCAGTGATCCCAGTCGCGTTTACCGCACCCTGCTGTGACAGAGATCTTGTCCGTTTGGTGAACCGCAGGATCAGCACCGATCCTCGGCACGATGATACAGTGCAGCATGTACCGAGAACCTTCCCCACCAGTCATTGGTTTGCTGGTCAGTCTCACAGCACGGCTATTGATTTGGCCGACCATGTAACAGAAGTGCATGCGCTCAAGAGCAGTCAACTCATGTTGCTCAGCAAGGTCATTGAGCAGCATGATGCGAATCTCATCGTCCATCATGACCCGGACAGGTTTACCGTCTAGACCACCCGTTGAGGCTTCCATGAAATAGAACAGGGTCGACTCAAGATAAGTCTCCACCTTTCTGACTATCTCAGTCCACGACGGACGTGACTTCGGCGGGTCTTCCGTTGTGGGTTCTGCCTCCGGAGAGAGCTTCGGGTTCGACGTGGACGGTGTGTCGGAGGTACTCGGCACCGAGACCGAACCACTCAGCCATCTCTGGCGTATAAGTGTGATTATCCACGTTGCCAAGAATATCGGCCAAGTGCAGAGCAAGAAGATCGGAGACTTCTGCTTCCATTTTGTAAACAGCATACGTCACCTTTGGCTTATGAATTACAGCTATACATTGCGCTCGTGTTCCCCGGAATGCCTTTTCGAACTCTGACAGCTCTTTCAGATAGGGGTCGTCAAAGGCGAAGGTCTCTTCACTGCACCAGCAGATATGCCAGTGGTGAGAGTCATCTCCTTCCTTCAATGCGAGGTCCCACTCTGAGTAGTTGTATTTGGTCATGCTCAACACGCCCGATATGATGTTCACCGGGGACATGTCTAGATAGTCATCTCGTGTCGCTTGACTATCGTATAGGTAGTGTTCAAGGTCATTAGCGTCGAACCGAGACTGTGGATGGAAAATCAACAGCTTCTTCATCGTGGTGGCTCTTAGTCTATTACAGGATTTGAGACAACATTCTAATTTAACGTAGGGATTACCATGAAGAAGCTCTACCATGGATCAGGCTATAGTCAAGACGAGCTAATGCCGGGGATCAAACACTCGGGCAAGTTGGTACAGTGGGACGGGACTGAATCCAACGAATGGCTGTACGCTGCTTCGTCTATGGAAGAGGCCGTCTCACAGGGGTTTGCTTCCACTCTGGAGAAACACTTCAACGTTTCTCGCTTCAAGTCTGACGGTAACAAGATCACCATCGAGATCGACAAGGGTCGTGTGCCCACTACGAACGAGATGAAGGCACTTGACGTCTGGCTGTATACCATTGACCACACAGACTGCTGGCGTCTCGTGCTCAACGCTACAAACGGTATCAAGGACGAGTACAAGACCCAAGAGACCATCAAGGATTCGATCGTCAGCAAAGAGAAGGTCGACATCGCCAAATGGTTCGCAGGTAAGCAGGTCAAGGTGGTCAGCGTGAACAACCGCTCGTACGACTGGTAAACAAAGAAAAAAGGAAGGCAGAGATAGGGCGCCTCACGGCGCCCTATCTATTCCGTCTCCTTAACGGTTCAGTACGAACGGCTTGAGATCACCGAGTGGAATGTACTCAGGGATCATGCCGGGGAAACGAGCCTCGATCGACCCATCCTCGTAAGCGATGAAGCTGTGGATGGTACGCACAGCGCCGTGAGGCGTGCGTATCAGTTGACCGACCTGTGGAATCCACTGGCCGTTCAGTTCCACAGACTCCACAGGCTTGTCCGACCCTTTGCTCTTGTCGGCATCAACTTCAGCGACCAGAGTGCGTTCCAGGCGAGCGATGATTTCGCTGTTCATGGAACGGTGGTGGGTACGGGCCACTTCCGCGATACGTTCACGCATGCCATCCGGCAGACGTACTACGAACTTATCAGCGGTGCGGGAGGAGTAGATTGCTTGTTTCAATGGTTTCATGTTAAGGCTCATTTCCAAATGCGGCGAGATTGCCGCGAGGTTAGATAAAGTGTTTTACAGCGGTGTTATCAGTACCGTCCGTTAAGGAAGGCCTTGGCTTCGAGGACTCCTACCTCGTCTGCTTCATTGAAGCGTTTGGTTGCGGTTACGGTACGGAATGTACCAGACTCACGGTCAGTGAGATAGAGGGCATTCATGCTATTTTTGGTAACATGCACGATGCCGTATACGTCGGTACCCATTTCGCGGATCGGATGGTAACCTTTGCTGTACTTGTCTTTCAGACCAAGTAGGTGAGCATCGTCCAGCATGTCCAGTACATGCGACTTCTGTGCGATACGTGCAAAGAAGTTATCCCAGAAGCGCAGGTCAGCTTTCTCGAATGATGCGACTTCGAACTCGAGACCAGCATATGGCATCTCTGCCTGAGCAGCTGCTTCCAGTTCACCAGCACGTGGTCCGAAGATCACGATCTCTGCATTCACTGGAGTCTCTGGCAGAACTGCGTCGTCAGCAATGACTTCAACAGTCACGCCTTTCTCAGCAGGAGTACCTTGAACGATCTCCAGCTGGACTTCAGGTTTCAACACTGCACGATGATGAACATCGATAGTGGTGACGCCTTTGAGGTGGCCTCGTTTCTGAGCCATCTCTTTGAGATCCAAGTTCGGTGGCAGAACCACTTCGATCGGTTCCATTTGAGGAACCTCTTCCGTAGCCACACAACCCCGACGTTCGAGGATGCTGGCACGGAGTTGTTCTTTGAGTTCTTCCACTGGCGACAGAGGAAGACGACCACCGTCGATCACTGTACCGCGAACGCCACCGAAGAGGTGACGAACCAGTACGACTCTAGCGACGGTGCGAATAGCGATGCAGGCGAGAACGCTCATGTTGAATCTCCTAAAGATAAGGTTAAGAGTAGAAAGATTAGTCTCTCTATTCAACTGTACAATGTATTGCTGAAAATAATTGGAATCGACATACGGCATAGAGGGAGAGCCATCAGGCTCTCCCTCTATGCTCACATGGTTGGACACCGTGACTTGGCTACAGCAAGAAACTCAGCGTGGATGTCAAACAGTTGGTCCATGGTTGAAGCAGTTTGCACTGCGTCGATGAAGTGACCAGATGAGGCCATGATGTGCGATAGGAGCACACGTACGGCTTCAAACTCATCACCCACTAGCTTTTCCACTGGAGCGATCTTCCACGTCTCCATGAGGATTCTGAGTGCGTTAGCGTTGCGGTACACCTCTAACCACTTAGCCGAGTTACCACGGTCGATGTTGATGCTACTGGTTACTTGAACGACTGGAGTCATTTGCGTTTGCCTTTCCAGCGTTTACCCCCGAAGAGACGTACGCCGCTATAGAACAGCATGGTTCTCCACTTGGCCACACCTTCTTTACGAAGGGCTCGGTAGAACACACTGTCGGCGTCTGCACGAGAGATGTAAGCACCAGAATCAGGAAGACCACCGCCGTAGAGATAATCATGGATGGTAGCGCCTTTATCCCCATACCCCGTCAGCAGAGCATAGATGATGAAGAAGCCAATATCACGAAGGGTTTCAATGGAGGCAAAGTCCGTGATGTTGCCCATCGGTGCGGTGATTGGACCATAGTCCCTGTCACGGTACATGAATGGAGCGAGCAACATCCTCTTACGTCTACCTACGTGTCGAGTGTCTAAGTTACCAAAGACATGTGTATCGGTGTCAGCCATGACGGGTTCCCTAAGAACACAAAAAAGAAAGGTACTTCATATCATCACGGCATAAGAAAGGAATGGCCCCACTCATCTAAGACTCTTCTGTATCACCGTGCACGTATGCCGGATCAATCAGTTCGTCGATAGTGAGAAGGGGCACATTGATACAGCTCGCATTGACCTAAGGAGGGATGCGATGAGGGATGGCTATCCCTTATAAGGCGGAACTTAATCCGTTTTGATTGTTGACGCGGGTGCCGTTGGGCTTACAGGGTCTGGAACCCTGGGCTTGGGGCCGTAGTACTCGTCATGCGGCGTGGCAGTGTGAACAGATCAACTCGCTGGACGGCGGCTTGTTCGGGCGACTCGAAGGTTTTACCCGGACGATGTCGAACGAACGTGACCGCAACCGGGACTGTGTAAAGCGACGCATCGCTATTCACTCCCGTGGGTGCAAGTTGAACATGGCAGGCTTCGGGTTGTTTATACCCAATAGCACCGGCATTACTGAAGCACATTGCGATACCACAAACGATTGCGGCAAAGCTCAGTTCAAGGTCCTTAGAGGGATACGTTTTCCCTCGGAGTAGGAGTTATATTTTCGCAATCACGTTAGAGGCGTCCCCTGACGACCGCCTTATGGTCGTGGGTTCGCCGTCTCCCGGACGGCATGGGCAGGTTTCGCGGGATCATCGGCTTTGCGTAGACGCGTATCCAATCAGCGCGGAGCGACGCAAGAACTTGCGCCCTCCATTGCTCGTAGGACACCCTGAGCGTCCTAAACACGTCACGCAATGCCGAGAACAGAGACGGCATTCAGAACATCCTTTTACAAACCACCGGCAATCTTTTCACTCATAGCACATTGATATCATGGAATTATTTACACGGAGTGGTGGTACACTCTTTCCCTTCGAAGCGTTCGTGCATGTCAGTGTTGTGTGGAATGATGATTTCATCAGTTGTCACCCAAGCCTGACCGTTCCACTTGGACAGCCCGACTGCACGTTCGCCATCCAGATGGACTGCGTAGCGAGCATCGAGTTCAGGATCTTCGTCATTAAGGATCTCGAACTCGATGGACGTTGCACCGGTTACTGCCCAGTTAACGTTAGACAACGGTTCGAAGACTACCTTGCCCACGATCTCAACCACGTGAAAGGCGTTCATGGCTTTCAGGTTGGCAACCAGATGACGACACCGACGACCTGCTTCCATCTTCTTCGCGAAGTCTGGAGTATCCCCCATGTACTGACGGATCTTGTTCAACTCTTCGCCGTGGCCATGGGCTTCCAGTTCCTCAAGCATCTGCTCGATGCCTTTCATGTTGTTCTGGTACCAGACTCCTGTCACCCCGTTCTCAGGGTCGTATTTCAGGGTGACAGGGTACTCGCTGTGGTAATCATACTGCATTGGTCTTCTCCTTTGGCTTGGCCGTATAGATGACGTGGTTAGGGTATTTGGTTTTGTGCATGGCGTTGATCTCAACCACCAGATCATCCATCTTGTACCACTTGATCTGACGAGCCATTAACAGGTCGGCGATGTCAAGGTTCTTGAGGACGTCTTCACGCTTCTCAGTGGCCAGCAGAGCGGCGTAAGCCTTCTCTTCGTAAGCGTCATGCTCACTCTGACACCACATCACTCCTGGGCCTGTGGGGAGCTCGTAGCTATAACGATGGCGCTCCTTGTCCACAAACCCCAGCATGGAATCAAAGGCGAAGTTGCAGATGGAGCCATCGAGGCGGATCAACAACCCGACAGTGTGGATGTGCTGGTCTTTGATGCCAGTCACTTTGCCATCGAAGGTACGCACAGCGCCGAAGCTCGAGGTGCTCAATGGTACGACGAGGCCCAGCTCACACATCCACGCATCGAGTGGCATGCGAATGAGGGTATAGCTGGACTTGATGATGTCTTTGGAGAACGCAATGTGTTCTTCGCTGTAGAGTACAACACTGGACATTATTTGATCTCCGTAGGCAGTGGTTTAAGGGATGCCTGTTTGATCTCAAGGATCTTACTGGCGTACGTGTAGTAATCGTGTTCCATCGCGAATGCTACCGCTTGCTTGGCATTCTTACCGGCGATGAATGAAGCCGTCGCGAGTATCTTGCCAGTCCCTACTGCCACAAACTCCTCAGGGAGAAGCTTGACTAGGCTGGTCTCTTCCGACTTACGTCGAACATAGACCGTATCGTTGGTCATGATGATGAAGTCCCGACCGTCAATCAATTCGATCAGTTCTTTGGAAAACAGTACCTTCTCGGTACCCTTAGAGCGGACATCCATCAGGTGAGACAGAAGCAGTACCTCGGCACGCTTCAGGTAGTCAGGATCAATCACGCTACCGGAGAAGCCCCATGCAAAGCGCTTGCAAGAACTCGTCTGGATCTTTCGCTGGTACGTGATGTAAGTAATGCTCATGCCCGTTACAGAAGACGAGTCAGAAGCCAGGATGCCAGCGCGATAAACTATCGTGGTCATGGTTGGTCTCTCAGGTTGGCGGCATATAGCCCGGCTTGTCACCGGGCTATATGTTGATCCGAACGGATTGCTTAGTCGCGACGAGCAGCGCAGATACCGCCACCCATTGCTTTGTCCGGGCTACGACGGCTGCTTTGAGCCGGTGCGCGTTCTGGGACAGGAGGAATGGTCACTTCGGTGATGGTGCCATCGGCGGTGAACAGGATGGTCGAGCCAGCCTTGACAGCCACGTCGCCGGTGAACTTCAGACGAGCCGAAACGTCAGCACCCAGTTGCAGGTGGATACCGTTGTCGTTGATGTCGATCACGGTAGCGCTGAAATGAGTCACGCCTTCGATCTCGGTGCGGTTCAGGGCAACGTCGAGGGTGTCGATGTACGGTTGGATCAGAGCGAGATTAAGTTGCATGGGGATGATTCCTCTGGTGAGTTGCTGACGGTAGTAGTCAACGTGGGGGTAAACAGCTTTCATGGAATGGTCGAGATAGTACTCGGAAGTCATTCAGGTTCTTCGCTGCACGTGCCCAAGATAGTCGGGTACTTTGCATTAAAGGGGTAAGACACGACCCACTTGTCGTCATGTTTCTTGACGATCAACTTCTTCGGATCGATGGGTGGGGCGCCCAGAGCTGCATCGTTGTTGTCATACCAGAGACAGAGGGCCACTTTCGTGTCCTCGTCGATTGCCACTGGATGACTAGGGTTAAGCTTGGACTTGAATTGCATGATTATCTACCTGTACTTGCGCGGTCGTAGTATTGTTGGAGTTTTCCATACAATTTCTGCTTACGCTTGGTGATGCGAGTACTGATACCTAACGGGGAGGTGTGCTGAGAGTTCCAGAACACTTCCCGCAGGTTGGTGTGGTCATTCAAGATGCACACCATGTAGCTGTCGCACAGGCGACGGTGCGGAGCACGGTGCATCTTTTCATGCTTCTGACGCTCGAGACCTTCTGTCCCAACGTACTGGAAGTGCTTCTTACCAAGACGACGACACATAGTCGCTCCTTAAGAGACGGGCGTGCATTCGAGTTTGACGATCCCGGAGTAGTTACCGACATCGACATGTCGACGGGTTTCCCACACATCTGGGATGCTCGTCTTCGTGTACTCTTCACTGCGAGCGTAAGTTAAAGCCACGGCAGTACGCAACGCATGACAATCATCCATCGTTTCGACTGGAGTGATGTTCACGCTGTACGACGGACCAGCCATGAAAACGCTGAGAATCAATGCTGCGCTGCCGAGAGCCATGGCTCCTCCTTAGTTGGTACGAATGGTTGTAGCTTTCGCAATGAGGCCCGAACACACAACACCAGAGATCTGGTATCCATCACGGTTCTTGCCCATGAACCCCTGACTGATCGAATCGCTACCACAAGCCCACGGTTTGTAACCGGTCAAGGTCACTTCCGTATAACCTGCTTCTTTCAAAGCACGCTTGGTGTCCGGTGGTGATTTTACATTCCCGTGCATGATGAATAAGCCACAGGCAATCATGAACAGTGGAGTGATCCACCAGTATTGGGACGATGAACGGGTCTTTCTGTACATGTAACGCTCCGAATAGAAAGAGGGTGGTCACCCACCCTCTCCAGTGCTACGGGTTAAGAAGCCGACGCTGTACCAGTGACGACTTGGGTTTGCAGGGGAGTTTCTGCCGCTGGATCTTCAACCAGATCTTCTTCATCAACCTTCACGTAACGGTCGACGATGCGTGGGAACTTCGACACCTCAGGCTGCACCATGTAGCCGAGCAGAGAGATGGCGTAGATCGCAAACTCACGACCCATCAGGACCGCATGTTCACGCGTGTACTTGACGCGCAGTTCGATGGTAGGCATCTGACCTTGACGCTGAGCGTGCGGGTCGAAGCCACCAATCGGGAAGCCTACTGCTTGCTGACCTTCGCAACGCGGGATCACCGTGGCAGCCGAGTAGTCTTCCAGTGCACGACGGTGATCGTACAGCTCGTTGAGCAGGCAGCTGGCGAACAGCGTAGGACGTGGCGCGCCCGGCGATACCAGATCATCCAACATGAAGATGACCGATGGCGACGAGTTCGATTTGTCCAGGCCGATAGTTTCCGGTGTGGTTACCGACGGGATGTTGATGATCAGGTCGTTACCCTGACGCTCAGTCTTGTCGGTCAGCATGGTGGTCACGGAGAACACGGATTCGTACGAGAACATGATGTGCGGGCACGGGTTCTCGATGGTATCCCAAGTGAAGATCTTCTTCGCTTCAGCGTTGGCCATGGTGTTCCAGAACGCTGGGCGCATCCGGGTGTTGACCGGGATGATCAGCGCCATGCTTTCGACATGTGGCAGCACTTCGTTGAAGAAGTAGCCGACGTCGGTGGTACCCGGTACGCGCAGTGGGCCGTTCGGGATATCTTCGCCTGCTGCTTTGGCCTTGACTTTCGCGAAGTCAGCGAAGGAAGCCTGAGTGGTCACGTCAGCCGGTTTAGTGACTTCGGTGTACTTGGACTTCGATTCCCACACAACAGGCAGAGCCGCTTCCGGGGTTTCCACTTGTTCCAGAGATGGCATGTAACCGTTCTCTTCGAGGAACAGCAGAGTACCGCCGATCTGTTTGCTAGAGGCAGGTGCCGTGGTGCGGCGATGTTTCAGGCCGCTGGACTGAGTCTTCCAGAAACCTTGGATCGCAGCAACGTTGGTCGCTTGATTACCAGTCTTCTCGAGCTCGACCACCTTGGCGATGGTTTTGCCCAACAGGCTGTTCTTCACGGTCAGCAGGCTCTGGTCAGCCAATGCGTAACGCCACACCATGTTGACGATCGCAGTTTCACGAGCGTACGGGTTGCCCAGTACTTCGTAAGACGGCGAAGCCTTCAAGGTGGCGATAGTAGCCAGGAAGCCTTTGGTCAGGTGCAGGTTTTCTTCGGACGAAGCCACGTGCTTCAAGACGCCCGATTGGAACCACTGCTCCATGATCGCCACAGCCGCGAACGGAGTGTTCACCGCGAAACGGATCAGGGCTTCGACTTGAGCGTGCAGCTTGCCCGGATCAGGCATGTGCAGCTTCTTCAGCGTCAGCGGGCTGTGCGGAGTCATCAACGACGACTCAACGTAGAAGTGACGGAACTCTTTGCCGCCGTTGTTGGTCTGCTCGGTGTAATGAGCGTACGACGAGTTCATGTTGAAGACCGAGCTCACACGCGCTTCTTCGACGAAGCGTTTCATGTCAGCCACGACCTTCTTCATTACTGGGTCAGACACAACGTCCGGGTTCCAGTAAACAGAATGCGAGCCCATGTTGTCCAAGAACACCACCGAACCCATGCGAGCAAAGAAGCGGGCACAGTGAGAGCAGTTCAGTTGCTTGCGCAGTTGAACGGCGAACTCTTCGCCCTGGATTTCCAGCGCGTGCGAGGAGAGCAGGAAGAGGAACTTGGCGGCCAGGGTCTTACGCACCTGGGTATTGAAGAAGACACCGTGAGGCTTGGACAGCAGCTCATTGGAGGCGGCTTGCAATTCGTCCAGAGTCTTGTGGTAGTCGTAAACGTATTCCATGTGTTGCTCCTTGCGGTTTAGATATTGGTGAAACGTTTGCGGATCAGGGTCACGCAACGTTTATAAAGGGATGGCTTTTGCTTGCGGTACTTCGTTTGGATGTGACGCAGGCTTACGGTTTGTTGCAGAGGTTTGCACACTTTACTTCATCGTCCTAAGTGCTAGCACAACATGGTTAGGGGTAATATCTTTTTACACACGGCATAGACAGGAGCCCGCGAAGGCTCCTGTCGTATCCGTCAGTTGCGGTACGGGTACTTGACCCAATGCCAGATCCGCTCGTGGTTGATACCCACGATAAACAACGCGACCACATGAACTGTGGCTAAGATGAGACCGCTGGGCTCATTACAGTACCCTGCAACGAACACATCGAGTAACCCTATCACCAGCATGTACACCACAGCAATTAGCGCTACCGCTTCCCACCCTAGCCGCAGAAGGTTCATGTCGAACCAGAAAGACATCAGGTAGAACCCTGCAACCGTGAGAGCAAACCACACCGTCAGTCCGAGGGCGATCAATACGATGTCCATTACCAGCGACTCGCCATGGCTGGGATGACTTCATACGAAGAGCTGGTGAGTTTGGAGTTCACCTGGTATTCGAGGAAGTTCACGTTCATGCCTTCTTCGGTCAGTTCCAGTGCCAAGGTGAAGGCCTCAGTCTTGAACTTACCGCGGTGCACCTTCGGCATGTCGGAGCGGTTCAGTTGCAGCACGAACCGGTCGTTACCCACTGGACGTGCATCAAGGAAGCGCTTGTGGATCACAAAGCCACCGTCGTCGAACACTTCGCCCATGATCAGCGGCTTGAAGGTCAAACGGATACGCTGGTGCATTGGGTTATCCCAGACACGCTGACGACGGATGCTCTCGGGCTTGAAGTAGTACTCGCGAGCGTCAGGGTCTTTGTGAGCGCCGATCGTCAAAGCGTGAGCCAGGATGGCACGACCAGCTTTGGTCAAGTGAGAGTTATCGTCACGGAACCATTGCGGGTAATGCTTTTCAGCCCACGGAGCGTAACGGCTCAAGTGCTTACGCATCTGTTCACAGGTCACGCCGCTACCGGCTTCCATGTAATACAGGTGCATGCCGCGAGTGGAGTCCACCATTGCTTCCGACATGTGTTCAGCGTCAGGGAGTACCACCATTCCCTTGGCTACTTCATTCATCGGTTGCAGATCGGTCGGGATAGAGTCGATCATGCGAATGGCTTCTGCGGTATCGCCGTCTTCCAGCACAGCCTTCAGAGTGGCGAACCAATCAGCGCCGGTGTAAGTGCCCATAGTCCGAAGACCTTCATCGAGCAACTCATTGACCATCTCTTCGCCTTCTTCCGCAGCCAGACCAACTGGCTCATCCAGCACGTAACTCGGTTCAACCGGCACCATGCCCATTGGAACGGTGACTTCGATCACCCGAGTCATTTCCTGATGGATTTCGCTCGGGGTGTTAACCGGAGTACCTTCTACATGAGGGTACATGGAATCCAGCAACGATGTATCGAACTCGTTCTTCTCAGGGGGAGTCGACAACATCACTCGCCCAGGAACCTTGATGCTTTCAGGATCAGTCCCTTCTGGAAGACCGTCGATGAGACCTACAATGCCCCAACCAGTGACATGAACGAAGTAACCGTCCCAGCCAATCCGAGGGTCAACACACGGTGACAAGAAGACAGGTGTTGGCAGTGCGACTTCACTTTGTCCGAGAGGAGGTGTGATCGCAGCCAACACATCACGAGCCTTCTCGCAGACGTCGCTGAAGGTATTGCCGATCTCTACAGTTGTGTCCAACGACTCTTGAAGACCGCCGCGGTGTTCACGGAATTTCATGGGTTGCTTCCTTGGGTTAGTATCAGGATCTGCCGTACAGCGCATCGATGATGCGCCACTTGTTGGTGTCATCGAGTAGGTTGATGGAGAACTTGGCCAGCTTCAATGGCATCAAGTCACCGTTCTTATCCACGAGGTACCAGCCATCCAGTTCCGACTGAGTCTTAGAACTAGGGATAGTGTTGCGAATGAACCCCTCGATGAGTTGTGCCGTAGCACGGGTAAACTTACCGTTACGAATGTGGGTGTGATCCACGAGTTCGATTTCGGTGACGTAACGTGGAGCGGTGTAGTCCGAACGGCACTTCTCGGTAGCCTTAGCAATACCGGCCATGTCCCCTGGCATAACAGCGCGTCGAGTAATAAACCGCCCAAGCGATGACTTCTGATCTTTTAGCGTGGAGCCTGTGATCACGTACATCTCTTGGCCTGGCTGCCCCATCACAACCGGAATAACGTATTTCCCTTTAGACATCATGAATCCTTCGTGCTTAGTTGGTTAAGTTTACCCCTCTGTGTGGGCTTGTCACAGTATAAGCACGACCTTAAGATAACTGGGACTTTTATAAAAGTACTCGGTGAACGGTAAAGTCGAGTTGAGGCGACCACCTTCACGTTAGTAATGTATTACCTTAATAAAGTTCAATAGAGGGCATACAGACAGGAGACCGAAGTCTCCTGCCTAAGCGATCACGGTATAGACGGGATACCCAGCGTGACCCACGCCCCATTCCCATCCAAATAGAACGCCGCCATGTTACCCACGGTGTTCTTGTAGAGAATGTCACGGGTCATTACACCAGCGGTGGTGACTTTACCTGCGTTGACGTAAGCAGTACCGTTCCAGCGCCAGACAGTCTGGTCACGGGTATCAATGATGTCTGTCTTGTCTACTGCTGCTTTGAGTGTGGTAACCTCAGCATCAGTAGTCGCCAAGCGGATCATCTTCAGGAGAACCTTGGGGGCAGACAACGCGCTGACTTCAGTAAGCGTCTTACCACCCAGCTTCAACGAATCGGCAGCCTGCTCGGTCTTACCTAGTTTAGTGCTAATCTTCAAGGCTACTGCGGTTGAGAACTCGTGGAGTTTGGCGATGAATATGGTCAGCGTCGACATCGTCGACCTCCCTTTACTTTAAAGTGTAGCGACATACTATCAGACCAAAAAAGAAAGCATACACAGCGGAGCCGTAATGGCTCCGCTGTGTGCTGACTTATGCTTTTACGTTGCGGCCGATACTGCGACGGCAGTTGTAACCCACGACAGATGGGTAGTCTTCCTCTTCCAGCTCATCGTTGCTGTAGTACTCTTGAGCAGCAGCGTCGATGAACGGAATGATCTCTTTGAAGACCTGTGGATTAGACGCGGTCTTCTGCTCATGTTCCAGATACTTCTTGAAGCCTTCGAGGTTCACCTTGGCAGCCTTCTTCGCTACCAAAACAGACAGCTCCTCGTGAAAGATTTCACAATGCTGTTCGCTCATGGTAAATGCCTGGGATGCGGCAGAGAACATAAATGCTACGCAGAACAGTACGTGTTTCATGGTTACCCCTTGGATGGTTCTTTAGGTTGAGATTGCTCGTAGGTTTCGTACCAGTGTGTTGGATTCTCATCCACTTCACACTTGGTCATTCTGAAGCGGCCCCAGTAAGGCTTTTGATCGGGTAGATCAACTAGGGCCATCTCGGACAGATCGTCAGTAGTTTCCTTGACGACTGTGCGGTGTACGATGTGGCAATAAGGAAGCGCCTGATTGATCAGGTCTCCGCCACCGATTACGAACTGCTCCTCGTAACCGTATTGGTCGGCCAGGTTAAAGGCTTCCTCAAGACTGTTAACCACTGCCAAGTTCTCTTCCAGATCAAGAGACGCTGGCATGGACTTGGATACAACGATGTGCAGCCGCCCTGGTAAGAGCCCCGGTAGACTCAGGTAAGTGTGTCGCCCCATGATTAGAGCGTTGTCATGAGTCAGGTCTTTGAAGCGTGGAAGGTCTCCCTTGAGTCTCCAAAGGAGCGGATGGTTTCCCTTACGTCCGATGTGCCCAGATTGGGATTGAGCAAAGATGGCATGACGAGTAGACATGTATCAGTTCCCCCTTCTACATAAAAAGAAAGGAGCCCGAAGGCTCCTCCATTGGTACGCACAAACGTTAGTCTTTGCTAACGGGTACGATAACTCCACGATCACCGTGCATGTCGGTGAGCTTGTAGCCCTTGTCGACGACACCAATGTCGCCGTTTTGTACGGTGGCGGTGTAGCCCATTTCCGCAGTAGGATCTGGTGTGATGTGCAGACGCTTGGTCTGTTCAGTGTATTCGGCCAATTTGCTGAGGTTCTCAGCATCGAGACCGGACTCGGCGTTTGTCAGATTGAACTTTGGAGTATTCTCATGCAGAGCGTACAACAAGCTCGGCGTGATACTGACCGATTCAGTCCCGTAGGTGTACGGATCGGCTTCGTCTGGAACGTTCGCTTTGACAGTGCCTTGCAGGATCAACCCATTCTCATCGACCGGTTGGAAATGCAGCTCACCTGGAGCGAGGGTAGTTGGAACACCTGCCTCGGTGAGTCTATAACGGACTCCTTCCTCAGTAAGACGGTAGCCGTCAAGCATCTTCGGTTCCGCGATCGGGCTTTGATCAGACAGAGCTTCACGTGGTTCGGTGTCGACGATATCCGCTAGAGGCAGCTTCAACGGCAGTTTGTTGTTGACCAGTTCGGCGAACTCTTCGACTGCTTGCACAGTTTCAGGGTTCTGCTTGGCCATCAACTGCTCCATCGCTGGAGAGCCCGGCTGGATCATCGCAGTGATCTTGTAACGCTCGTTGCCGCCATCGGTGACGACCACGTCTTTAGCGATGCCGGCTTCTTCAGCGTCACGTTCGGCGTGTGCCTTGCGGATCAGATTGGCAGTCTTCTCCAGTTGCGACATCTTGAAGACCGTGATGCTGAGCGAGATGCGACCCACTGGCTGGTACAGATCATCCAGCAGATAAGCCGCGATGCCGAAGACGTATTCAGCACGGTTGGTGTTCTTGGTGTCGACAGCCTTGTTCAGAGCGAACACAGGGGCTACGACTTCCATACGACGCAGACCTTCGACGATCGCCACGATCACGTCAGTCACGCCTTTGGACACTTCCAGCACCTCCATCTGCTCAGCGATAGCGGTGACGTCTTTATCAATGATGCAGTTCGGACGGCCAGCGACCATCAGAGGTTCCAGCGCATTACGCTCGCCTTCTTCCAGCAGCTCGTACTTGATGGCGCCACGGTCATCACGACCGAAGTTCAAACGGAAAGTCAGGTTCTGGTCTTTGCCAGATGCAGAGAAGCTGAAGTAACCGGACTTGCGTTCGGTCATTGCTTCGATTGGTTTCAGGATGTTGAAGATGTTAGCGTAGGTTGGGTTCGACATGATGCAGTTCCTTGAACAGTGGGTTAGATTCACATGTACAATGTAGGGTTCAAAACAATTCGAATTGAACCCTACACTGACAGCGATTACTCGGTGAAGTTACCGTTCAACGCTTTCACGTTATCGCGGGTCACCACTGGCACCAAGTTGACCTGGTTCTCAGCCGGCTTGAGCAGACTGACTTCGATGTGCACCACGTTGTCTTCATCGTCCAGGCAGAGGATCATCAAGCAATCCTTGTCGGTGACTTGGTCGAACACGTGCATGTCGGAACCTTGGTAGGAACCGATCCGCGAACCTTGTTGCACTGCTGGACGGTATTCGCCGCTCAGCGTAATGACGCACTGGTCGTCGCCGTTGATGAAGTTGGCCATCTCCACGTTCACAGCGAACGCGTACTTGGACGCTTCGCTTTTACGAGCGCAGAGAGTGATCAGGTCACGGAACAAGCCCGGAGCCAATCGCACTTCGCCCCAACCCAGTGCACGTGTAAGGTCAGGTGCTTTTGCCACAACATCATTTACAGTCAGTTTCATTCTGAGATCCCCTGTGGATTCACAAACATAATGCCGTCTTGTACGAAGCCCAGCTTGATAGCCTTCTTGACCTTCTCAGGACCTGCTCCAGTACCGGCGTAAAGAATGTCCAAGTTAGGACTGATGGTAGAGGTCAACCGCCCACCGCGTGCTTTGACATTGGTTTCCATCTGACTGCGGCTCAGGCCGTCAAACGAACCCCCTGTCACAACCACTCGCTTACCTTCCAAGTCACGGACGATAGAAGGGTCAGCCGGTGCATCCTCTACATAAGTGAAGAGCTTGTCGTAAGATAAATACTCACGACGGTTAGCTGCACACGCATCAATAACAGCTTGAGCCGTGTCTGGGCCAATGTCCGGGATACTTTTCAGCTCTTCGAAGGTAGCGTCACAGATCTGCTCGAACGTTTTATAGTTCATAGCCAACCGTTCAGCTGTCCCTTCCCCTACACCCGGCATCCCTACAGCAAAGATGACCTTACGCAGTGGCTGAGTCTTCGCAGCCTGGATGTTCTTCAGTACCTTCTTGCGAGTGATCTCTGAGTTTGGGTACACCAACTTGAGATCTTCATCGCCCAAGTAGAACAGGGACGAGAACGATCCTACCAACCCATGCTTCACCAGTTCGGTGATACCCGCTTCACCCAAGTCTTTGATGTTCATGCCATCACGACTCACGAAATGCACCAGACGTGCCACGGCTTGGTCTGGACACCCGCTGTTGTTCGGACAGTAAAGCGAGTGGTTCTCACGCACCAGCTCACACTCGCACGACGGACAGTGTGTTGGGTATTCCAATGGGATACATTCAGCAGAACGTAAGTCGGTGATCACGGATTCGATCTTCGGGATCACATCGCCCCGACGACTAACGATGATGTGGTCGCCCACCATGAGACCTAGACGTTCGATCTCAGCAAAGTTGTGCAACGTCGGACTGCTCACGGTCACGCCACAGATGTGGACAGGACGGATAGTAGCCACGGGTGTAATCACACCACTCTTACCGACTTGGAACTTAGCCCCAAAGAAGATAGAGACTGCTTCTTCAGCCGGGAACTTGTACGCCGTAGCCCACCGAGGAGAGTTACTGCGAGACCCCATGGCTTGTCGAAGCGCCAACTGACCGACCTTGAAGACCATGCCGTCAATTTCATACGGCCACTCAGAACGCTGTTCAGCCGCACGAATCAGTATTTGCTCGTAGAGTGCTTTACGCTCTTCACGAGTAAGCCTCATGCGGTCAAAGATCACTGGGACCGGGGTGGTGGTCTTGAAGCCCCACTGATACAGCAGGTCATGGGAACCTGTACCGAGGAAGTACTTCTCCGGGAAGTCGAGGATGTAGTCATACGCCACAAAACTCAGGCGGCGATGGATCACCTCATCAGGGTCTTTCAGACGTAGCGACCCTGCTGCATAGTTGCGAGGGTTGGCATACGTCTTCTTACCCGCTTCACGGTTGGCATCGTTGATCTCTTTGAAGACCTTCTTGTCAACCTTGACCTCACCGCGGACTTCAATGCGGCTGTCAGGGTGAACACTGTTGCCAAGACTCGTCTGCACACCCCAGACATTAATTGCGTTCTGGGTTACATCCTCGCCTTCAAAACCGTCACCACGCGTGGTAGCCGACTTCAGGAAGCCGTTGAGGTACAGCAGGTTCAGACTGAGACCGTCAACCTTGGGCTCCATTACAACTTCGGCACCCTCGGCGATGATCGTGTCATCCCACTCCATCAACTCTTCAATGTTGAAGACGTTGTCGAGGCTGCGCATCGGGGTAATGTGCTTGACCACCTCAAACCCGTTAGAGCCAGTGGTGTAACCGATGGTCTTGGTCGGAGAGGTAGGGTCATCAATGCCCAGAACCTCTTCGTACTGGATGAGTTCTTTCTTCAGCTCATCATACACGGGGTCAGTGACTTCACTGACACTGTCTTCGTGGTACCGTTTGTTTAGGTGCACGATTGTATCCCGTAGGACAGCGTACGAATCGTGCAGCAGTTTTAAGCTCTCGGGCGTTTCCATGAGAGTTCCTTAGAATGGTTATTGCCGCATCAAACAATGACAGTGGTTTTTTCTAAATGACTATCTCCTGTGCTATTCACAAGGATAATGTAGCGCCAGATAAAAGTTAAAGGCGGCATATCCGGGAGGCCGTAGCCTCCCGGAGTCTGTCACTTGACCACTTTAAGGAACGACGGACGTTCTGGTTTAGGTGGCTCGGGTGGAGTAGGGTCAGCGTAGTTCGCTGTGTTCTGCCCAATCGAGTAGTCCATCATGACCATGTAGTCCACGCCATTACGGATCATGGCAGTGGGTGCAATGGCAAGACGGTGGATCACGCCGTCACGGCAGTTGGTCAACCCTTGGATCTGGTCAAACGGCACGTAGAACTCATGCGCTACGCCACTGAAGCGTGCACGGAAGAAGATGCCGTCTTCACAGAACTCCAGATCACGAACAGCTTCGTCAGCCAGGTTCAACGCAACCAGCTTAAAGCCATCGTAATCGCGGATGTGCGGTTTCAGGACGTCGTACTTCTCAAAGAAGGCCGGGTAGGTGAAAGCATGCACCTTACCAGTCACTGCCAAGCAGTAATGACGCAGTGCGGTGAACATGTGTTGCAGATAAAGGCGACGATCTTCTTCAGGCGACATCACGGTGGCTCCCGAGGTGGTGAATGCTGCGATCCAGCGCTTGAAAACGCCGGATGGTTTGTTCTTGAAGCAGTTTGAAGCTGTCCCGACGCTTACCGGTTTGCAGAAAGTCTTCCAAGGACCGGTTATGTTCCCATGCGGTGATGGAATGGATGGCGTCAATCAACGTAGGGGCTTCAAGCGCCTTTTGGATTGCTTCTTCGACGGCGTTTTCGCTTGTGGAGGTCATAGATTTCCGGATTCAGGCAAAGATAGTCGGTTGAACTGACCAACAACGCCTCGTAAAGCTTCTTACGGGTCGTCTTTGGCTTACAGGGGTGCTCAGTGACACGGATTTCGGTGTCTTTACCCACAAGCTCGTTGAATAGCTTACAGGGATGCTTACCTTCGACCAGTAGCTTGAGCTGTTTGTCTGCTTCTTCGCTGACAGAGAGGCTCTCAGTGACGTAGAAGCGCCCTGTACCCTCATGTTCGAGTACAAGGCAGCCTTCTTTCACCAAAGCTGGCCGTTTGCAGCGTCCCGTTAGGGGGTACAACCATCTGGACGGCCCTACACTCATGGTGTTGCAACCTCAACTGGCTTTATGTAGTGCGGATTCAGCTCAACCACGCCCCGTCCATCGCGAGTAACCGTAATGAACTTCTTGTCGGTCTGTCGATCCACGGGAATATCGAGTTCCCAGCCATCGGTCATGTGCTCTTCAACCGCCTTCATGGTCTGGACACGACATACCCAGACTGAACCGTTCTCACGCTTCCACATGACGATGTTGAAATGCTCAGCAAAGACTTTGTGGGTGACTTCGAAGTGCTGCCGGATCAGGCGAGGACCTTTGTAACCCTTGTACGGGCCGATCTCGGCGTACAGGTAGATCTGATGAGCACGGTGGTGGACGTTGTACTCGCTATAGAGCTTATGGCGAATACCATTCACCCGTACAGGGATGCCCACGTCGGGTGATCTGTGGTCGAGATGGTTACGAGGCTCCACCTTGTACCGCTTCCCGTTGATCTCGCAGCCGTAGAACTGCTTATCGTCCCCGAAGGATGGCACCGGGATGAGCTTGATCAATGACTGTGCCATGGTAGGCTCCTTAAAGTGTTGTCATACCAAAGATAGGTCAAGTTCCGCAGAACCGAAAATGCTGTAGATCTTCGCATTCACGGGATCGATGAACTCCTGGGTGTCCATGATGACATCTTTCATCAGTAACAGCTTCATCATGGAAGCAGTCTCGCCGATGGCAAAGTTGATCTCGCCATCCTTGATAGGGATTTCCAGATGCGCTACGTCGTTACCGATGTATTCGCGGTCAGGCGTGATCGCCCGGTAAGCGTGCATGTCCATGCCGGCCGTACGAGCGAACCAGATCACGGTGTCGACTTTGAACGGGGACTGGTGTGCGGTCAGGTGAGCTTTGAACATGCAGGAGAACAAGTCCGGTTTGTTAGGACGAGTAACACCAGTGTTGATTCGGATCACGTCGACGTACTCTTCGATCGTGTCGAAGTAATGTCCACCCAACGCGAACTCATTGTTGAAGACGTAGTGCCCAAGGAACTCGTAGACTTTCTCAAACAGTTCCAGTTTTTCGATGTTATGGTCGCCGTGCATGTGTCACTCCAAAAGAAGAAATAAGAGCCAGAGGGGTTTCCCCCTCTGGTCTATGCGGTTAGTCCTTGATCAACACCGACGTCAACGCGGGCTCAAGCGTGGAACGCAGGATGGTGAACATCGCTGCTTTCGAAGCTGGGTCTTCAGGATCACCCAAGGCTTCGCCACCCAATGCCGTGCGGTAACCCTGTTCACGGAGCGAGTCCGCGAATGCATCACGGACTACTTTAGCTTCTTCAATTGTCGGCCAAGAAGAGGCTTGAGAGAAGTCGCCGCCCAGTACGAAGTGACCTTCACTTTGCATCACGAACTTCAGGTCATCGCCTGGAACCAGCAAGCTGATCAGATAAGATGTAGTACTCATGAAAACTCCTTAGTTGTGGATGTCGACCGCAGTAACTACTGTGGACGGCTTAAGTTTACGGACACGGTGCCAGACTTCTTTAACTTCTTTGTCAGTTGGGTGCTCAAAGAAGCTCCAGTCGTACACAGTGGTCTGAGTGAAAGCCCCACCAGCCTTTTCGTTATACCCTTCTTCGTAGAAGACCCCAATCGCCGCGATGTAAGTGCGAGCGATAGCGTAACGGATAAGTTCCCGACGAGTCATGCCCGCTACGTCATACGGCGAGAACATCCCTTCCATCCAGTTAGGCAACGAGGCTTGGACAATCGCAATGACCTTCTTGTGCCATGCGTCGTACTCTTCATGGTCGAAGGAGTAGTAACGTGCACCTTTGGGGAGGTTCATGCGTTTGAGGATGTTGGCAGCACGCTCAAGGGTTGGATCGGCTTTGTGGATAACTTCCCACACTTCAAGCGCATACTTGACACGCTCGCGTTTGGCTTTCTTCCAATCAATGTCGCCGACCTTAAGGGATGTGTACCGACCTGGCTGCTTCTCAGCCAAGGCTTCTTTATCCACCGCCCAACTGACTTCGGCCGGACCGATCACGTTGCTCGCTAACCCAAACAAATACTGTTTAGCTTCAAACTGGATGGGCCAACGACCACCGACAACCCACCAGTCCCAGAACGCTCGAGAGACCACGACCTTGGCTGTGGCTTTCTTGCTGTCAAGGTCGTAACTGATGACGAACGCATCCAGTTCCCGCAGCGAGGACACGTCGATGTAATCGTACGCATCGTCCACCAAGACAATCGGACGGCACTTGTTGTAGTTGGCCTTCTTGTCGGTGACCTTGCGGAACGCCTGGATCATGTCGAAGAGCGAAGTCTCCAACGTCATCACCGGTACGTTCTCCAAGACCACCAGCTCAGGAGGCAAGCCGCCCGTCTCTGGGCACTCCCATTGTTCGTTGTACGGCCTCATTACACGAGCCAAAGTCTCTTTGTCCTTTGGCCCATACACGTAAGCTAAGTAGTGCGACATGAATCACCTATCGGCAGAAGGTGCTCGCATTCAATACGACAGACCGCTTGTCGAATGTGATCACGTAGGTTTCAGCAACCGGCAAGACTTCTTTGCCGAGTTCGCCGTTGGAGATGTACTTGGAGGTTGGGCCATCAGGACCGCCCAGGCTGGCAATGACCATGGCACTGCCCTTGATGTCCAGTTCGGTCTTGACCTGCGTATCGTCGTTATGAGCCCACCGCACCCCGAGCATTTCGTTCTGGGTGTAGGAGTAGTAACGTGTACCGGTCAGACGGACTTGTTTGTCAGCCGTCTCGAAGAAGCAGATACGAGGCTCGACAACGTAGGTGTGCTTACGCACGGTGTACTGCCAGTACAGCAGCGCACCAGCAGCCAGGATAGCCAGGAAGCAGATGAACTTGATCCAGTTCCACATGCGACGGGCACGGGCACGGAGACTGCGATCTTTGACCTTCAGTTTCTCACGAGCCAAGTACCCTGCATCGCTAGGTGGCAGTTCCAGCGGACCGGCTTCAGGTTCTGGCATCAACCGAGCGTCGAACTCTTTCGGGTCGTTGGTCGGTTCGCCGTCCACCTGACCAGATGCAGGGTCCGTAGGCTCAGGGACCGGGAAGCTCTCTTTGCGGATGTTGTGCGGATTAGCCGGGTCAAGTTTCAGGTCATCGCCGACGTAGATGCCAACTTGCTCAGGGGTTACTTCATCAGCGAGTGCACGTGGTCGTTTGATTTCTGTGGTCATGGTTAGCTTCCTTGATAGAGTGTTGGTAAACGAGGGTTGTACAACAGCGGATTACTCCGCCGGTGTTTCTTCTACTGGCTTGTGGAGTTCAGTCACGATGAGGGTATCGTAGAACTCGCTGAACGCTGGGTTGAATGCCCGTACCTTGTCGATACGCTCTTGAGAGAAGTTGTCAACCTTCATTACCCAGCGCAGGACTGCGAGACCAACGAACTGCTCTTTCCACAGAGCGGCAACTGCTTCGTGAACATCGTACGGCTGGTACTTGAAGTTCAAGTACTGGTTCATCTGGAGGTAAGCTTTACTGTCCAGCACGTTCTTCTCACCGTACAGGAACGTAACCAGCGCATGCACCGATGAACTGATTCTGATACGGTTACCGAAGTGATGATCAAACGTCATCTGACTCAGGTGAAAGTTAGGATCGCCCTTAGGCTCGTGACCCCATGCTTTCCACCAGAGACGGCGGAAGAAGTCATTGACGGGGAACCAGACTTTCATGAACAGCACGACCGAGTACACGAAAACGAAATGCAAGGTAGCGTGTACGACTTTCTCTTTGAGCGTTGCCATGGGTTGAGACCTCGGGTTACTTACTGTGACGGATTAGGGAGTCGTAGATCTGACCCGCTTCTAGGTTAGGGATGGTTGCACGATGCGCTGCCAGAGCACTGCGGACTGCCATTTGAATCTGGCTGCACACGTAGTCGACTTCCAGACCACCAGTACCTACGCCCATCAACGGGATCAATACGCGGACGGTCTCCAATCGGCTGAGATACGGTGATTGGATAAGTTCGATCAGACCGGCGCGGGTAGCGAGGTACGGAACGTCACTGTCTTTCGGCAGTTTGCACGGTACCCGCATGGTAGGTGCATAAGCACAATAGGGGATGTTCAACCCACCGGTCGGTACGACAATCGCACTGCCGACGTTCAGTTCGCCGTAGTGCCACCCCCGGATACCGTTCTTGACGTTAGCCTGGATAGTCGGACCGAAAGCATCCACCAGACCCTGATCGAAACCGCCATCCATCTGACCGAAGCTGTTACCCGGTGCAATGACCGCATCGAAGTCAGCATGGGACAAAGGTTTGTTGGTGACCCGCAGATCAGCACCCTCGTTGGAGAGGATCATCAGGTAACGCGAACTACAGATGTAATCCTGCACCTTCAGTTGGCTTTCACGGGTATGACAGTGGATCGTGGCGATGATGTTGGTCATTGCGCTTTCTCTTTGCGTTCAGGTTTGGTGAGGAGCCAGCCTTCTTTCAGCTTATGCTCGATGCAATTGAGGTTCTGTACCTGATCATGCCAGACGACAGGATCACCGGCAGTGGACGTGCCATGTTGCCAGAGTTGAATCC